TTCAGCGGCGGCGTTAGATGGGATAACCCATGTTTGCTACCAGCCAAGAACACGCTCTCATTAGTGCGCATATTAGTGATCTGTACGTCATATGTTCTCATATCTAACCCCTCCTCATTTGCTGCACCAGGCTGCGATTATATTGGTCAACGTCGATGCCGTTTGTCAGGTTGACGGTTTGGTTGATTTGCGGCGTATTGCCGCCAGATGATGCACCAGTACCTCTCTCGTCCATAGAGTTCTTCAGGAACTGGCTCAGCTTACTCAGTGGAATGACGGCCTCTGGTTCGCTACCCTCACCAATCATGGCTAGGGTTGCTTTTGTGGCGATACCACCCTCTGCGAGCTGCGGAATATTTAGGTTCGGTATTTTTGGAATATGAACACCAGGAATAGCGTTGATAATGCCTGTCGCCCAGTTAATCGAGTTGATAAATCCGTTAATCATTCCAGAAACAAAGCCTAGCACGCCATTGATAGCTCCCTTGAATGCTCCGCCGATAGCATTACCAATAGATACGCCGACGCTACCGAAGATGCCCACGATTCCATTCCAGATGCCACGAAACCATCCCGCCAGTCCGCCAAATATACTAACGATAGCATTCCAAGCTCCTCTGAATACTCCACCAAACCAACCAGCTACGACGCTAAACACGCCGACTATACCGCCCCATATACTGCCGAACCATCCGACAGCCGCTCCCCATACGCCCGCAATAAGATTCCAGGCACCAGTAAATATTCCGCCGAAGAACTGCACCACTGGGGTGAACGTCGCTACGATGAAATCCCAGACGGCCTGGAACACGGCAAATATTTGATCCTTAAACGTAAAGAACAGCCCGATGATCAGCGCCACTGGCGCAAATATCACCGCCAAAATTGTAAGCCCCCATTGCTGCAAGAAAGCTACAACGTTATTAAATACGGTTGTGATACCTATCCAAATACTACTAAAAAAGCCGACTACACCACTAACAAACCCGCTAACTACCTGACCGATAGCCTCAAACACGCCACCAAACCACCCAGCTGCAGCGCCCCACACTGCCGTGATGGCATTCCATGCTTGGCCAAAGATATTGAACTTTACTTGTAAGAACACTAGTGCACCGACGACTGCAGCAATTGCCACGGCTATGATTGTAAATGGATTCATACCTGCTACGGCATTGAACGCCGCCATGGTCGTCTTCAAGGCACCGATGAAACCTCGCAAACCGATGGCGCTTTTTGCCATCGTTGTCGCAAACTGACCAACTTTCATTGCTACAAACGCCGACCCTAGCGCTGCAATGGCTGGCACAGCATTATCTATGATGAAATTGGCAAAACCGACAATCGTTTGCTTATTCTCTTTCAAAAAAGCAGTAAGCTTTGTGACGCCATCACTAAACTTGGCAAATAGTCCATTTTGGTCAACTATTAGCCCCTTTTCAGAATCCACTCGTACGCCAATAATCTCTAGTCCAAGTGACCGAATCGAGCCCTGCAAGCTAATCATTCTGTTTTGGAATGTGTTTGAGAATTTGCTGATATCTAGGCTCTGTGCGTATTCTGCCATGGCCGCCGTGAACTCCTCGGCGCTCACCTTGCCACCATTGATTCTTCCAGCAGCCTCTTCCATAGAAATACCGAACTTCTTGGCCAAGATGGTAGTCAACGGAATATTATTGTTGATCAGCTGTAAAGCATCTTGTCCAAACAGCGCCCCACGGCTCGTAACCTGTCCAAAAACCAGTGCTAAATTCTGCAAATTTGCACCAGAAACGATAGATAGCCTACCTAGAGTATCCATGTCTGGTATGACCTGTTGTGCCGTACGCCCATACCCTAGCAAGGTAGATGCTGCCTTTGAGGCATCGGGAAAGGCGATCGGCTTTCCGAGCACCTGGTTGTACAGCTGTCCAAACACCCTGTTCGCGGCTTCGGTCGATCCAGTGAGTGACGCCATCTGCGCTTGTGTTGTTTGCAAGCCACTGGCGAGGTCGATAAACTGTTTTGCACCAAATGTACCGCCACCGATAACACCGGCAGCGACGATACCAAATTTTTTTATCGTATTAGCAACGCCACCAAAGCCCTGATTTAGCCTGTCAAAAAACTTGCCATATTTTGATTGAGTCGAGTTGAGATTTCTCTCGCTCTCGTACATCTTTTTTTGGACATTGCTCATAGCGGTGATTGCACCACTCGAGTCAACACGATATGTGATAATAATCTCGCCTTGGTTCATGACGTTATTACCCTGTCTATGCTATGATTGTGGTATAAGACGAAAGGAACTCTTAAATGAATAAACAATATCATCTGTCTAAAAAGTGGCTCATAAAAAAGCTGGTTTTTTGGTTTTGGCTGCACATGATTACATTTGGTGTAACCGCTTGGCTCGCCTATAGAAAATACCGCAACGTTTCTTTTGAGCTGACAGATACCGCCATCAAGTTCAGAAATGGCAGGCTCACTCGTACAATCAATTATCGAACGATAGAGGGCTTTGTGCGAAATGGCAATACCATCGGGATTACGACGATTGGCGAAAAAATCATTGGTGGTTCGCTTGTCATCTCCGACATTGAAAATATTGACGAGTTTGAGTCTCGTCTGGAAAAATACCTTGAATCTGCCAAATAACCCTACCATTTTGCCTGCTTCTCCAACAAACTAATCAACTTATTAGCTTTCTTACCGCCAATCGCAGCGGTTATTATTGCCATTTGCTGTAACGCCTCTTGTGCCTTGAATACACGAGCTGCTTTGATTAATAGTTCAGAGTCTCCGTATGGCATCTCTACCGCCTCAGCAAACGGTATTTGATAGTAGTAAACTAGAGCAGCAGCGGTGATTTTCTGATTCTTCAAAATATCCTTGGTCTGTTTTTCAATCAGCAAGGCTAGCTTTTCTGGATCGTACTGCTGCTCGTGGTCTTCCATTACTGCAATACCTCGACCCCCTCAGCACGAAGTGTTGCGTAATCCTCAGTCGCTAGTCTGAATAGCTCTGTCATGAATGCTTCGAGGTTTTCATCTCCGATTAACTCGACGAGTTTATCTACTTCTGGTGCGCCATCAATTGGCTCTAGACTAGAAAGCAGCTCGCCACTTAGCGAATTGGAAACGATTGCCTGTAGCTGTGCACCGCCCACGCCCTTGACGCTACGCCTAGCATCATATTGAGTTGCAACCACTTTTGTGCGGCTCAGTCGCGGAACAACATATTTCAAGGTACTCACATTGCCGTTGTCGCTCATTTCAAGTGCCATGACAACACGCGGCACATTAGTCTGGCTTTGAGTTTTATTAAACTTAAACGCCATCTCATCCTCCATTCCATAATTGTAATAACTACATTACTTTTTGTTAAATTACCTATTGACACGGTGTTTTTAGCACCGTGTCGCCCCTGTTACGCAAATGTCAGGTCGCCCTTGATCAGCTTGCCGGTCACGCTGATTTCAAACTCAGTCAAACCGTCCTCTTGGCTGATGTCACTCAGGGTTGCCGTAGCGTCAAGCATGAACAACGTATGACCTGCTTGAGCTGCTAATTTCGGCACCAGCTTGAATACGCCAGGTACCTGTGTCGAGCTGCCTTTTTGCAAGCCAACCTGCACAGCACCTTTTGTACCGACAGTAATGCCAGTAGTACCGTCAATCGCCTCGCCACTGTTATAGACATAACCAGGCACGATATTTTTGAGGTTGTCCTGTCCGATGTCAGTCACCTTAAACTTGATAGTCGATTTGAACGATTTGATAAGTTTGAGGTTTGTACCGTCGATAAAATCACGTGTCACCTCATCCTTGTCATTGTCAAAGTCCAGGTCGTTCACACCTAGAACTTGCTTGAAGTTTTTACCAGTCTTGTCCCCAAAATACAGATCGTGGTTCAAGCCGGCGTAATCGATTGCTGCCATTTAATTGCTCCTTTGCTTAATCTTTCAAAACTAATGTTACAGATTGGGCACTCCATACCCCCATCCGTAATTCAGAGGCTTCGTAGGCACTGTCTTGCATCGGAAATACACTCACACGAATGAATCTCGCGTCAGTGTACGGCAATTGCATCAATGCTGTTCTCAGCTTGCCGTCAAGCTCGTACAGCTCGGCCGCATCGGCTTTTACTACGGTGATTGTTAGCTCGGTGGTCAACTTAGTATTGCCTAAGTTACCACCGTCGTATTCACCGCCGCTAGCCGCAACTGCCGCCATACCGTCTTGGCTTTTGTTTGCTGGTAATCGCCCGACAAACACATTTTTGCCAAGCTCTCCACCAACGGCAGTAGCCACTACCTTTGCGATCTCCAATGCTACATTCATCTAAAAAACCTCTTGTAATCTTTCATGGTGCTTCTCACACCTTCATCAACGAAACCTTTACCAGTGCCGGCTGTGGTGTATTTACGTACCACATGGGTACCATCTGCACGCCTGCCGCGGTTCTGGTACTGTGAGTAGACTGGCTTCCATGTCAATCTGATAGCATCTCTACCGATTCGCCGCACCTCGACATTGCGGGACTTTAGCGACCCCCTATGCTTGAATGGCGCAGTAAGGTTAGCAACCATCAACGTGTGATTCGCCATGGCGTTTAGTCCTGTAGCTGCCTGATTCTGGAAGAATCGTTTGACAGCGACTGTATTGTCGACCACCGGCACGATTACACCTCTCTGTCGAGCCTTTCCAGCTCAATCTCGACGTGCCGTACTGTGCCGCTGGTGATAACTGCTCTACCAACCGCCACATTAGCGACGCGGTACACCCGCTTAGCACCAAACAACGTCACCTCGGCGAAATATCCCTCGATCGAGTAGCCAGTTGACGATAACCAGCTATCTCGGCCGTCCAGATATGCTCTAGCATCGCCTGTCATGGCGTCGTAGCTACCGCCGCGGGTCAAGCCACTTGTCTGCTCGACAACACACTTCACGCTGTGCCGCTCGCCCCCCGTCTGGCGATATACACCGTCTACGGGTGCAACTAAGGTGATGTCATCGCGGAATATCATAGCGATGAACTCCACGCTGACTTAGCGGCGTATCAGTGTAACCAGACACCACACAACTGCTGATTGGCTTTACGAACTTTGCCAGTAGATCAACATTCGCCTCTGCGAACTGGTCGATAACTTGCTTGGTGTTGTCATACGTCACTGAATGACTCAGCACTGTTTCGGATTTTACGTTGTTATAAAAACTACCTTGATTAGCTATTGACAGCGTGTCGAATAACCTTGCAATGAGGATTCTCAAGCCGTATGGAAACGGCGTTCCATATCCCCACGCCGCCTTGACGATGCAGTAATCAGCGGATAGTGGATCAACCATCTCGATGATATTGAACCAGCTGGCGTTCAGTTCGTCGCCTTGACTCACTGACTTGACCACCAGCGGCATACCGCTTTCTGTCGTCACCTCTGGCAATAGACTAGTGAACGGATCGATGATCAGGAAACGCGAGCCGCAAGTTGTCTCATATCGACGTGGTACATTTGCCTCGCCCTGCATTTTGACATCTAGCAACGTCTCCAGCGTCTCTGTCACCTGCTGCAATAACTGCTCAAAGTACTTATTCTCGGTATCAGAAAGGGGGCGTAAAAGTACGCCCTCGATATCTTCTTTAGTTACCAATGTTGCCATCTCTTGCGCCCCTCTCTGTTAGGCTACGTGTTTAATAGCCACTGCTGCTGCGATGCCGCTCAAGCCGCCACCTGCGAAGATTTCTTGCAAGTATTCGTGCTTATTCTGCTTCAATGCAAAGTTGGTGTAGCTCTCGATTGACTGATCACCAACTACCTTGTAGTTGTTCAACACAATCAAGTACGCATCGTTGTCGGCGTCGTTGGTATCATTGAACCATTGTGGCGTAAATTTGCCAGCAAGCTCCAAGTCTTCCAAAATGTTAACGCCTGGAGTGTACAGCATATGCTTGTCAGTACCTCGCTCATCTTTCAAAGCGGTGAGGTAGCCGCGCTTTGCGATGATGTAAACGTCGCCCTCAGCCTCGATTAGGTCGCGTGCATTCAAGATAGCAGTACGGCGACTTTCTTCTGTTTTTGGCGTATAGGTTTTTGCAAACACATTATTAGCCGTAGCGTCGGTTTTAACAGATATAAACGACTTGATCTTGTCGTCGCTGCTGCTTGCTAGGCCGTCACCGATAACGATCGCACGTTCAATACTTGCGATAATTCGCTTTGGCAACTCCTGCAATACATAACGCAACAGTGAGCCAGTGCTCTTGTTCTTGCGGATAGTTTCTTTGTCAAGGGTGAGGTACTTGTAGATGTACTGACCCTCAAGTATGCGGTTTTCGATAGCAATCGTAGCCTCTTTCTTGTCTTTGCCTGCCTGGTGACCCATCGCACCATCAGTGTTGGTGTCCCAAGCGGTGTTGTAAGCGTCAAGCCCAGTTTTATCGACTAGGTTCCAAATTGGTCCGCCAGCCTTAAATGCACTCTCAACTGCCTCAACAACTGGGGCTGGGAATAATTTGTCAGCACCAGTGACAGCCATCTGTACACCGTTAGCCTCAAGCTTGTCCATCCAAGCTTCACGAACGGCTGCCGCACCTGCTCCTGCCTGTGCTACCAGCACGTCAGCAAAATCTTCTAATGCCTTTGGTGTGTCCAAGTAATTTACGACAGTACCTTTGTCGACAGCTGCTGGATCAGCTGGTTCTTTAATTTGCATCTTTGCAATATCTTTCGGATCCATTTCCGTATCCTCCTCAGGATTGTTATCAGTTGATTCTTCCGGTTCTGATTGCTCAGCTTCGTCAGTAGGCTCTGCCTCTGGCGCGGCTTCCGGTGCCGCTGGTTCGTCAGTTTTCGTTTCAGGTTCAGTTGCGTCTTCGGTCGGCTCCGCCGCCTTAGCTGCTTCAGCCTCTGCTTTTGCCTTGATCTGTTCAACCAGGCTCTGCATTGGCTTGGCGTCTGCCTGCTTGACTGCCGACATACTGAATGCAAAGTTCATACCCATCACATTCTGTACGCCCTCATCTTGCTTTTGCTTCTCTGGTGCATCAGACACCTCATCGGCAAAACCAAGCTCGACAGCCTTATCGGCAAGCATCCACGTTTCCGCTTCCAGCAGCTCAGTGATCTTTTCATCACTCAGCCCTGTTCGCCTGGCGTAGATAGGTGTGATTCCCTCCTCGATCTTCAGCAACACATCTTTGGCTTTCTCCATGTCGTCCACCGTACCAGCCGCATAAACGGACGGGCGGTGAATCATGATCATTGAGCCTGGCGACATGATAATCTTGTCGCCTGCCATCGCAATCACTGATGCAATCGACGCCGCTAAACCATCAACTCTGACAGTGACATTTCCGTTATGATTCACAAGTGCGTTATAAATCGCCAAGCCTGCAAACACGTCGCCGCCGGGGCTGTTAATGACAACTGTCAAATCGCCCGCATGCTGCTTGAGTTCTTCGCGAAATAGGTCAGGTGTGACTTCGTCGCCCCACCAGGTATCGCTCGCGATAGGCCCGTCAAGTATAAGCTCTTGATTATTCGATGAAACGGAATTGCTCCACTTCCAGAACTTCATGCTTTATTTCCTTGTTAAAGTTTGCTTTCGACTCCTGCTTGCCCGTCCAATTGAGCGTCTTGCTCTCGTCTTGTTTCTAAGACTACAGATTACGATTTATCGAACTCATAACGCATTTGCTTCTCTGTCGAGGCGGCGTTTACAATCTTGATGTTATTGACATGTTTGCACTTCGCATTGCTGCAACGTACTTGTGCGATCATCTGCGTCACACCCTTGATGTTCAGGTAGCGTCCGCACTCCTCGCACCGCAAATCCAGATCAGCCATCTCATCATCAATGATTCGTCGCTCGGCGTTCAGATATGCTTTGACAACGCGGTACTTCGGATGGCAATGACCGTTCGGGTGTACATCGTAGCCGTCATTCTGCGCAAAATTGTTGATGAATATGCCGCCGTCCCTGCCAATGATTGCCTCATTCAGGCTTAGGATTGGCTCATCAACCGCCACCCACTTATCGATCAACGTGGCGCAGAACTCACATGGCTTGCCAGTCTCGCTCTCCATGGCTTTCTCGATTAGCGTTCCTGTTTGGTTTTGCACTTGCTTCATGGCTTCAACGCTTGACAGTGCGTCGGCTCGTGATATCTCAGTGCGAGCCATTCGCTGCACTCGCCATTCGTCGGTCTTCATAATGCCACGCAGTTTCTCCTCTAGCTCAGATTGTGCCCAGCCATGAGATGCCGCATGATCAAGCACGCGACGGATTGAGACGGCTGTATCGTCAGCGTATGAGCGAGCCACATTTAGTAGATATGCTCGATATGCTTCCTGTGTTGAGGCTGCCACCACAAAGCCTGTCAGCTCGGCGGTAGACACTCCGTTATCTATCAGTAGCTGCTTACCATCCTCAAAGTAAATTGCTCCCTGAACTATCATCAGCGCCACGACAATCAACAGTAGCGCTTCGGCAAATTCGTTTTGCTCGTCATCCTCTTCAGTACTGTTTTCGGCCGTCTGACGAGATTCAGCGATAGCTCGATCAACTTGCTTCTGCATAAACTCAGTCGTTGCATCATAAATCAGCTGCTCAAAGTCATCGAGCGTCTGTGGCTGATTATCGGCTGATGCTTTTGGGTTTGTGCCGTTCGCTTCTCCCCAAACCCCCGTGTCGCCAACCTTGCGGCGGTCTGGCGCGTCTGCCACTTCATCACCCTCGTCAACGTCTGGCTTGTCATTTTCAATCTCTGGTGGTGTATAGTCACCCTTACGTAATAGTTTGAAATTATTAGGCAACTTCAGCGCATCGATAATACTATCAGTGCTGTATCCAGCCGCTTCCAACTTTAGAATGCTGTTAATCCGAATATCATCAGCTTCAGCCTGTACTTTGACTTCATCGACCACCTGTGGAATAGTGAACTCGTAAGTAATAGCTATGCCCATACCGCCAGTAATTCGGTTTAACTCGTGTGTCAACTGCGTGTAGTTGCGTAGCAATAATGGATCAACGACATTCTCAGCAAACACCTGCTTTGACACCTGTGCATTAGCGTACGTAGCTGTGTCGTCAATGCCTTTCATAATGGCTGAAACGCCAAATGACGTATCAATTCGCCTGTCTACCTGCTTGAATAAGTTCTCGAAGTCAATATCTTTGTTTGGTTGCGAGAACGGCACCCACTCAACAGCCGCGGTAGTCGATGGCTTGCCGGTCTTAGAGTCAACCGGTCGGTGTGTGTAGGTGACATTGTTATTGCTACCAGCTCCGCGATGAGCGTCCTGCAACATCGCCACACTCTCCTGGAAAGCCTGCCGTGTTGGTGCGGTAATAATGAACTGACCAGCTGGCACTGCTCCGTTCTCGAAAAAGCCAGCCTGGAAATCGGCGATGTAATCATCGAGTGTCGCCCAGCGGCGTGAGGCTTCAGATGGCGAATACCCAGCGTACAAGTCGTTTGGATCGACGCCACCAGGCAGTACCAGCACTTCATCTTCAGTAAACGTCTGTGTGCCGACTGTGTATGTTGTCTTGTCGCCAACTCGTTCAACCCGCGGAAACTCCAAGAACGTGAAACCAGCAATATTCTTGCCACCCTGCCCCATAAAATCACCGCCAGGCTTTGCTACTCCACCATAGTTGCTCCAAACCAAAATGTACGTCTTCCGTAGAGACAATGTCGAAACGGCTATCTTTTCAGCAAATGCCACCGAACTGTCAGATTTGTTCGGATGATACAATGCGTCAATAACACAATGATCAATCTGCTCTCCATTGCCGTTGATGGCAAACGGACGCACTGTCATATACTTGTTAGCAATTGTGCGGATATTAGGATAAGCCGTCGCATAACTGCTGGCACGGTAGTGATCAAACATTGACAATCTCTGAAAAGCGGGGTCAACACCACTCACACGTCGCTCGCCCCTTAATCCCATGGCTGTTTTAATAATTCCCATCTACTTGTTGCTCCTATATAAATAAACCGACCAAAATATCAGCTGTACGCCGACAAATACCACCGTGGCGACCTTGCCGCCGTAATATAGCCAAATACAAAATGGCACACCGATGAACATCAGCAGTCCTATCCACGCTTCGATAACAGTGTCCCTGTCTGGTTTTTCAAACTTAATATTGCGCAAAAAGTCTTTCAATTTCATATAATCCTCTAACTGTAAATATACGGATTACATAATTCCGCCCCACTCCATCACCACTTCATGCCGCAACTGTAGCCAAAAACCCATCAATACAGAGTCGAATATGTCAGGCGATTTGCCGAGTCGCTTCTTAATTGATTCCTTGGATTCCAACACAAACACCTTATCCTTATATTCGTGGTGGTGCATCTGTGCCTCTTTAATAAACTCATTGAGGAATGGAAAGCTCTCGAGGATTTTCACCTTGCCGCTGTCAAGACCCATTGCTAGCATGTACGCCACCTGCGACCGTAAATTGTTAAACGCCATCAGCTCCTGTGAACGCTCAGCATCCTCTCGGCTCTTTGGCTCGTCATCGAATGTTAAGAATGGGTCGGGCGAAAAGCCAGACTTAAACACCGCGAACTCAGCACCGCGGTCTTTGCCCCCATCGATAACACCAACGCCAACACCAACGCCATCAACTGCGATATTCTCGTAACCAATAGAGAAGTTATCTGAATGCTCAATCAGCCACTCGGCTTGCTTGCCAGTCTCTATCTGTTCGTTTGAGTCTTTGGTAATCGTGCCGTCAACCAGCGTCAGATTTTCCCAGTCAACCGCCACACTACGGTCAACGCCATCACGCGCCACGTCGTAGCCGGTCGTTTTGCGGCCTGGTTTATAACTTTTGACGACAGCCTTGGCAAAGATGCTAGAGCGGAATATCGTCTTGCTCTCGTCTTGGTATTCCCAGTTATTTTTCAGGTACCGCTCCACCCACCATGTCGGGTTGGTCATCATCGCGTCGATGTCTGACTGCATCTGCCATGAGTCAGACAGATCAAACTCGATCACACGAATATTTGGCGGTAGCGGCTCATACTTGCCGTTCCCGCCGTATTTCCAGCGCATGTATACCTCTTTAATGTGCTCAACATCATTTGGGTTGAGGGTGATAATGGCGATACTCGGCTGCCCGTTAGTGTTGCGGCGTCCTTTACGGGATTTAGCCGTGGTAAACATCGTCAGCGACAATTCGTCAGCCTCGTCAATATGACTAGCACTGGCGTTGATACCCTTAATTTTCTGACCGCTCCTGTCTTTCGTCTCGTCTGCCTCAACAAAGCCGATCTTTGAGCCATTGGGGAACTTGATTTCATAGTCTTGGCCGTTATATGTGTAATCCTCGCCCTCCTTGAAGTTCTTACGGTCGAGCATAGTCAGGTATGACGGAATCACCGACCGCTTCGCCGTGCTAATATTTTTACGAAACACTGTCCAATACGTCTTCTCGAACGTGTCGCAAATATCGATGCCAATACTCGCCGCGATATCTGTCTTGCCAGTGCCTACCGCACCAATCAAATAAATAGTATCGACTTCGGGACAGTCGTTAATAATATCGACAACCCTTTGCTGCTTCGGCTTTAATTCTAGCGACATGGGTTATTCGCCTTTCGTTTTGCGCGGCTTGATAGTCGAGACGATCTTTGGTGGTTGCTTCTCGCGAACATCGACAGACAAATCAACATGATCAACTGGCTTGCCAAATGCTCGGTCGAGCATGTCCTTAATAGCTTTGTTGTCTGGCTTCTGCGTGGCGATGAAATAATACTCATCGTCTACGCCATCCAGCTCACCATCGAGAAATGCCGCAATAGTCTCAGGGTCGGTAACTTGCTCTGCCGGCAAACGATTGCCCTTGCGGTCAGTCTTGATAACAAACAGCAGCTGCACGCCAGTAGCCAGCCGAAACTGTGCTTCGTATAGCTTGTCAGCGTTTCTGGTGATTCGATCCAAGATACGCTGTTTCTCTTTCATTCGGTCGAGAACTTTTTGGGTCTTTTTGCCTTTGACCCCACCACTGCCTTTTCTAGCGCCGCCATGAGTCGATGGTGACGTACGATTGCAACTGGCTACGTGAACATCGTAGTTGTCTTGCCGCTTATACTTTCGGCCGCATTTAGGACATGATTTGAAGTCGTCTTTCATGATTATAATTCTAGAGATTGACGCGTAGCTCTTTTGGTATTGACTGTTTGGAGACGGCCGAGATGTGCACGCCGTAACTGTTTGCGATGAGCTGTGCCTGCATGAGAGTCAGGTCTTTAGTGCTTTGTAACTTACGCAGCATATTTTGGTACGGTTTCTTATTTCGGTCTTGCCAAGATTGCAAGAGAATGTAGTTCGACAACGGTTTGCATTTTCGCTCGTCGCCGATAATAATTGCTTGTTTCGAAATATAATAAATGGCGACCTGCCCGATCTCCTGACGGCGTCGCCTCGTCTTGTCTTGTTTGTCAATTTTTAGCCATTTGACCATGTTTGTTATCCCTCCTCTACCTCTGAAATATACAGATTAGGCGCTGGCAATCGCGGCCTCCCAACCGCTCAATCTCACCAGCGCCTAGCTATAAAATGCTTTGACCGTTTTATCAAGCAGTCAAGCGTTCCACTTCAGTCATAAACCCCTCAAGTTATTGACTCAATAAACTCAATTGCCGCATCACAGCCCTTACAAACAACAGTCTGAATGCCAGCCTCATTGAGCGTTTTAATCCACTGTTTTTGATTTGCCGACGTTACACCTCCCTTCTTACGTTTCATTTCGATAGCAACAAGACGATGATTTTTACCATAAACACCGTCACCACTAACAACAGGATTGTCTCCATAGTGTATGAACTCCATCGTTGCGTCGCTATAGTCTGCTGGGACTACCACGAATAAATCTGGCACCCCAGAACTCACGCCAAGCTTTTTGTTCTTCGCTTTCTGGCTCCAGCTTCGGGTGTAGGTTTCATTCGGCACTCTGAAACGTGAATAGCCGTTATCATCCAGCCATTTGACAAACGCCTCTTGCTCTTGATCCTCGGTTGGATTATCTATATTTGCGAGATTAGGCATTATTCCACTCCTTAATTCCAAAATAAGTCTTCCAATCTCGCTCATTTTCTTTGATAGATTTTTCAGCTTCTTCTCTAGTCGCATAGCGTACAGGTTCACCAGCATCACAGTCAGCAAGTTCACACACGGCGAGCGTTTCACATCCATGGTCATAATAGATAATCCAACCGCCTTTGTCATTCTCAAAATCTGGCTTAAATGTTGATGTTTTTCGCAGTCTGACTTCAGCTAGTTTGCGTTCATGAGCTTCTTTACCTTCTTCTTCGGTGTGATAAGCATTACCATTGTCAATATTCAATCTGTCAATGATAGCGTCCGTGTAATTGCGACAGCTAACCTTGCCCCAATAGTCAATGTACCAATATCTATCGCCCCATTTAAGATTCCAACTAATACTGCTTGTTGGTTCGAACCACTCGTCAAAATTATCGATTTCTCTAACAAGAATTGAATGTTTACGGCCTGATTCACACGCTTTCAAAACCCTTGTGCCATCGATTTTAATTTTCTCTTTGAAGATTGCCCCAGCTTTAACGGTGGGGCAATCTTTTAGTAGTTTATATAGTTTCATTTCTCCTCCAACAACTCCTCATGCTCTCTAATCAAATCCATAATACTTTCGACAAAATCGCTCTTTATGAAACTGACTTCTTTGCAAAAATCGTCTGGGTCAACTTGTTTATGCTCGTACATCAGGGTTAAGTCGCCAATCTTAAAAGATAGATTGTCTACGATAAGCTTAATATGAGTTTTCAATTCTTTGTCTGTCATTATTTTTCCTCCACTAATTCAGGGTTTTCGTGGATATTGCCAACGACCTCTAATGCAATACGACCCGTATTCAAGTTGTGCATAATATCAGAGAAACTTTGACCAATCACGCCATCGCGACCTATAAGAAATTTGGCAGACTTATCAGCCCAGTAAACTCTATATGGAACACCCCTGTGGCGAGGATAGTATTTAACGATATCGCCCTCATAAATCTCTGTACCGTTCTTGTCTTTTAAGCCAGTGTATTGCTCGATAACAAACCATGGCGACAAACTGCCCGGCGGTTGTACTGCTCTGCTATGCTTACCGTCCACGTTAAACGCTGTTATGAAGCCGTCGGCTCTAATAGAAACGTCATCAGGATTAAGATATTTATTTTGGCGGTTGTCCCAAGCTCTGAATTCAATATCACGCATTAGATTTCCTTTTATTGTCTGTTGGTTGATTATCTTGACCAATAATCTTAATGTCGTTGACGTCTACAAACTCCGCTCCACAAGCTGCGGCTACTTGGCGATATTCATCAGCAAAGGCACCTTCGCCAAGCTTTATGGTGTCGAGTGTAACCTCGCAAGGGCTTGCTGAAGACACTAAGATTGCTTTTCGGTTTTCAGTGTTGTCACCGAGATAAATTAGTTTATTAGGGTAATAGCCATTGTTTTTCATATCTCTTTTCCGTCCTTGTAACATTTCGAGTAGCCCATCTCACCACCAACCGTTTTACAGCGAGCTTTAGTGTTCGTGTACTGAGCCTCTCGCTCTGACATTTGATCTGCCCAAACAGCAGCCCAGTGCAAAAAGACAATTATTGAAATTATCAGTACATATACACCTAAGACAATCACTACGTCTTGCGGGTCAGCGTTCTTCATAAACTTCGGACTAATTTTCATTTCGTTCCTTTTCCTCGACCGCAGAACTGGGGCAAGGCGACACCAAATGTATATCATTAGTTAATTACTTTAAGGTTGATGTCGCCTATTAGACAGATGACCCGGGTGGGCAAAATGGTCATCTGTCTAGTTGACAGCACAATCACGGAGCAAAGGATTTCTCACCTTTCGGCTTACTCCCATTCGGGAACCCAGCTTTATTCCTCAGATCATGCTGCCAGTTCTACGGTCGATGTTAATGTTCACTTAGTCTATTGACATGTGATAGGTCACCAGTTAATAGCTTTTATATATTCATGTTCATCTGCGAATCGCTATCAATCCGCTTCTTGCCAGTCACGAGGTAGCGTGAATCAGTCAAGTTGCTGTCGACATAGTTGTCGGCCAGGATATTGACAAACATCATTGCGTCACGATTATCCATGATAATAATGCCGTCGTGATTGTCTGACATAAGCGCCAAATCCATTTCCTCGGCATAATCGACAACTCTCTCCTTACAAGGCAAATGTTCAACGTCCAACTTCATCAACATAGTAGTCAGTGATTTGTTGCGGTCAGCCAACTCTGCGAATGACAATCCCTCAGGCAGGTTCAGCGCAAACTTTTTCGTCAAAAGATCAATGACTTGCTTTGTTGCAGCGTCGCTTGATGGGTCTTGCTTGAACAAATTGACAAACTTCTTTGGATTAAACGCAAACACTTTTCCGCCAGCGATTAGCACTTGGTTATCAGCTGGTATCTTGAACGCTGCGTCGGCATCAAGCTCGCCAAAGTCGCTACCATTAACTTGCCACGTGAGGCTTCCACTCAACATCTGTGATCGCTGCAGCTGTTTGGTGATGTAAAAGGTCTTGTCTGGATCTTTTGGGTCGCTAAACCGCGCTACAATACCGTGCATACGCTTCATCTCGTGTTCTTTCTCGCTGAACTCAGCAATATTGTCATCGCCAAGAAGATAGATGAGTGTGTCGGCGCACTGGATGCTTTCAAGCTCGCTGTATAGCAACACATTTTCCGTCTGATCGTTTGTCGCGTAGTCTCTGACAGACAGTCCAACTGCTGCTCCGGTTTCCACGAAATTGATCATGTCGTAGAGAAACAGTGTTCGCATTTGATCTTCTATGGTCGATGTTTTCAGTGGTAACACGTATGGCGTAAAGTTTTTATTGAAAATGAACAGGTCGATGAGCAGATCTTTCTTATTAGCATCAGCCCAGTTCGCCCACTGGAATATGTCGAATTGATTGTCGTCAATCACTTCTCCCACCAAAATCCTTTCTGCTCAGCCCCAGCCTCAGACGGCTTGTCGCCGTCTTCCAAACTACCGGCTGGCTTATTATTTATCTTGACCGCGATGTCTACGCTCCGAACGCCGTGTTCCAGCAGCCATTTTTTAGCTCTCTTAGCATCATCTTCGGTAGCGTAGGTTTTCGCATGCGGTTCGTTTTTCTCGTCGCTCCAGCGAACCGTGAATGTGCAATTCATCAGGGACATTACGTAGCCTCCAGTTTCTTGCGCTTGCGGCGTTGTTTCTTGCGAAGTGCTTTTTTAGTCACGACGCCTTAATCTCCAAACCTCTCATACATGCAGTTTTCGTGCATGTCTGGATAGTCTTTTCGCTCAGCGTCAGATTTAATGAGTGCCAAATTGCACATGCTACATCTGCCGTGCGGTGCGGTTTTTTCAAATTCAGCTAGCTCGTCATCCTGCTTAGGTCGACGTTTGCTGATTCGACCGCAAATCCGAGCTGCCTCCCGATTGAGCGCAAAGCCTGTTTTGTCGCCTCTTGATCTCGATCCACCCTTTCTGCCAATTTCACGGTAGAAGTTTGGGTTTTTCGCGAGAATTGTTGCGGCAGCTTTCCTGCCGCCCGCTTCCGTTCCTGCCATGACTCTCCTTTCACTTATTAAAATGGTATTTCGCTCAAATCAATCGGCGCGTCGAGGTCAACGTCCTCTACTGACTTAGCCGCTTGATTAGTCGTTGGGTTTGTTGATTTGGCGTCCTCATCGGCATATCTCTCAGTCGCCGGTGCGGTATTACTACCGCCCTTTGCGTCGCTCAAAAGCTGGAACTGATCGATGATGACTTCAGTCGCTTTACGTTTGATATCATCTTTCTCCCAGATTCGTGTCTGCAGGCGGCCAGTGATGCCAATCTGTTTGCCTTTCGGTGCATATTCCGCCAGTAGTTCGGCCGCTTTATTCCAAGCAACGCAATCGATAAAGCTTGCGTCGGCATCTTTGCCGTAACCGTCAACTGCTAGTGCGAATGAGGCCACGGACTTACCGCTATTTGTCGATTTGACTTCAATGTCGCGGACAACACGGCCAATTAGGGTCACTATGTTAATTGCTGCCATATTAGAAACTCTTTTCCTCGCGGATTTCAACGCCTGGGATTTCACGTAATCCATTAGCGATGGCTTCGCGGATTAGTTTGTCGCTTGGCTCGCACAAGTAGCGTGGCACTAATTCGGGATTGGTGACCGTGAACACCGTCTTGGTTTTAATGCCAGATTTGACGGCTGGCTGTTGTGCTTTAGCAGCTTTGGCTGCCTCGGCTTCAGCGATTTCCTGTTCGCGTTTACGCTGTGCGGCTAATTTAGCGGCTTCAGCTTCGTCGCGCTCGGCGGTTGTCAATTCGTCTTTACGCGTCAACAGTTCGTTGATGGCTTTAGTGAATGCCAGCTTGATTTCAGCGTGGTTTTGGTCAGCTTCAGATAGCTCAGCGAATATTTGCTTCAATTCAGCGCCTTTTTCATCGCAGGCTTTCTGGCTACGTAGCGATTTGGTGTTGGTAGCGAACTTAGCACAGATAGCGTCAACGCGTACAGCTTCCTCTTTTGCCAGTCGCTCCTGCTCTTCCTGATAGGCTAGAATCTTTTGACTGATATTCTCCAGTGCCTCTTCAGCTGGCGCCAGAACGTCCTTTTCAGCGTCGATGAATTGTGACTTGACGCTGTCAAAGTTGCGAGTGATCGCCAGTCGTGCGTTCTTGACTTCGGTGCGGTGTGAGGTGATCAGCTTGCGGATTGCCACTGCTTCTTTGGCGGTAGCGTCGTCAGTTATCTCTTTGGCTTTGGCTTGCTCCAAAAGCTCTTGAGATTTCACCTTGAACGGTGATATTGTTGCGACTTGTGAGTCGACGTATTCTTGTAGTTGTGACATGTTCCTCCTTTATTTCCTGTTTGCTTCAGATTTACCAAGGCGAGCGTCCGTCATTTCGACGCGTGAGCTTGGAATGGTTGGCTTAGCGGCTGCTTCGATTTGCTCTCGGCTTGCCAATACTGGTGCTGCCGTGATCCACGCATACTCAGCGTCGCCCCGAACGCCATCGACGATCTTCGTAAAGTCTGGTTCAATGTAACGTCCCAGTCGGCCAGTACGGTCTTTTGCGACGTATTTGTCGCTGGCTGGATCAACGATAATCAGTCGCTTGGTGTCGCCGGTTTCGCTATCATTGATCGTTGTCATGTAGCCGACGATGTCCACCAGATTGACCAGCTCCTCAGATAGCCTTGTGGCTACCATTGGGCGTTTAATAACTCGGCCATCATCGTCTTTCTCTTGAACGTGAGCCACGATAACGATATGCTTACCGCTATCACGCATGGTTTTCAAGAATGTTCGCATGGTTGATTTCAACCAGCCCCAGCCCGCCATTGTCGGGTTGCCGTCACGCTGGACCAATTTGCTGTCGGCTCTATTTCGCATGTAGGCAATCAACTTCTCCATCAGCTCGCCAATTGGATCGATGATCACCGTATCGTAGTTGTCAGTGAGTGCGATCTGCATAAACTCCTGCATATCGTCCCATTTTTCGATCAGCGCTACGTCGGCTGCAATGCCGCGAAGTCCGAAGTATTTGCTACCGTTCTCGCAGTCAGCGATAATCGGTCGTGGTGCGGTGGCTGCAAACGTTGTTTTACCAACGCCGCCCTCACCATACACAACCATCAGAATCGATGGTTTTTCGGTCGGATCTAAACTATTAAAGACTTTCATATTCTCCTTTCTTTTACAGGCTCCAATCGCCCAGCTCCCTCACCTCTTCAATGAGGAAATTCGGCTCGCTGTCGCCAAACTTTATGATTTCGTCAACACACGTACGCAGCTTGCGTTCGCCAGCTTCAACAAAGTCAATGCCGGCAATCATGAATTGCACGCGGTATGGTGCGACGGACTCAACCACACAGTAGGCAAACTTGACTAGCGCCGGGTCTAGCTCTAAGCTTGATGCCGTCACCAGCGTGTAAACTGCTGACTGCAAATCGTAGTGCATTGACTGCGCGGTTTTGAAAAACTTGTCGAACTTTGCGGTAGTTTTCAGGTCGGTTATCATGGCCGATTCATTAGTGTGAATCAGTACATCAGCCTTACCTTTCATGTCTACGCCATCGGACGTTCGAGCATACATTTCGTGCTCAAAGGTTGCGCCTTTGGCGAAAATGTATTGCTTCGCCAGCGGGTGATTCTCAATATTCTTCAAGATCTGATCAGCAGCCTTGAACATGCCTAGAGTGATAATGTGTTTGCCAGCGGCTTTCTGCTCGTCACGCCAAGCCTTGGATTCTTTCGAGTAGAAGTTTTCAAACGGGCTAATAGCGAACTGATCTTCACCGCCGAGCACCAGCATATGGACCAGCTGACCAAGATCGATAGCTTTGCTGTCTAGGTCTGGCAGGTCTCCACGTTTAGCGGCAACTGCATAATCGATACCGTGATCGAGAATCAGCTTCATTGATGAGTATGACCACTCTGGTCGGCTATAGTAAGCGTCCGCCACTTACGCCTCCCCAGCCAAAGCTCGGTCGAGAAATGTCGGATCGATTAGGTTTTCTAATTTCTCCAGCAAACTATTTTCGTCCATAAAACTTGCCCTCAATCCACTTCATTCCTTTGTCGAAAATCCGCAACCACTTCGCTGCTTTGACCGACTTGTCGAAGTCATGGTCGTCCAACTTGCGCAGCCTGTCAATCACTCTGTTGATAGGCTCGCGCTTATGTACCGTCACCAGTTCAGCTGGTGACGGTATCACGTTTACGTGTATCTTCATCGCCAAATCTCCTTTCGCGATTTTAATTCTTGGATAGTTTCGTCGAACACGCCGTTAGCGAACAATACGACCGCCAGCACCGCGATTGCCACGAACTGCACCCACCAGAGGCGCAAGTCTGTTGGCTCGCTGATTGCAATTAGCGCCGCCGGTAAACCAACTACCCAGCTAATGATTTTTTTGATCTGTTTGTTTTTCGCTGCCATTTTTCAGCTCCTTTCGTTTTACGTACAAGAGTGCTCGCAGTCACTCTCATACTTGTTAGATATCTTCGCCTGTACATCCTGACAAATTGAACGTGGTTGCTAATTATTCCTAGCCAACTCTCCGTTTTTTGCCAAAAACATACCTCTGACGTTTGATGAAGCTACAAATGCTGAACGTACAGGATTTCTAGCCTCATTTTTACGTCAAATAAAAAAAAGAATCGACGCGAAGTCGATTCATGGTCGATAGATTTGACTAACAGAGGTAGTCGCTGTTTATATCATGTAAGATTATTTCGTGATATAATTATATCACTGAAAAATATTACATGATAGAGCAAACCGCTCAACCATGAATCTTGTTTTTTCCAGTGATGTTAAAGGCCGTTGATGGCGACAGTCGCCGCTCATCTGAACTGTCTTCAGTATAGCAAAACGCAAGCGTTCTGTCAATACGCTTGCGTTATAAAATGGGCAAAAATGATACGAAAACTGTGGAAAAGTCCGCACCATTACCTCTATTGTTATGATGTTGCGCTAAATTTCAATCTTTCAAAGCACGCTGCCATCTGGCCGTCCAGTCCATGCAAATATCGCTGCGTAATTACCGCGTTTGAATGACCGAGCATCTCCTGTGATTCCATTAGCGTCGCCCCATTTCGCTGAATGTCTGTAGCAAATGAGTGCCGCAAAGCGTGCGGGTGAAAATTGCGAAATCCAGCCAGATAGAACGGCTGACGCATTAAATGCCTCAGCTCCTCGACGCTGAGCAGTGTGCCGCTCAACTTCTGCCACAAATAATCATCAATACGCTGACTAACGATCCACTGCGTCAATCTTTCGCGAGCTTCTCGACTCATATGTACCTCCCGCCGTTTGGCACCCTTGCCAGTAAATACAATCATCCTGTCGCTGATATTCATTAGCCTTAAGTTCCTTAGCTCAGTGATTCGTAAGCCACAGTCAAACGACAATTTAACTAACAACCACTGAATCTGATTGCAATATCCCAACACCTGCTCGATTTGCTCTCTCGTGTAGAAAACGCGGCGAATCGGCTCGGTCTCTTTCTGCTTAACGATGTGGCGAATCTTTAATTCAGGCATCTCCACGCCCATATCTCTGAAATATCTGAACATTGCCACCACATGGCAAATTCGCGTATTGATAGTCCGGCTATTCAGACCTCGCCGCGCCTGCTCTGTAATCCAGTCGTTCACCTGCTGCGTCGTAATTTCGCTCAGACTGCTGGCTGGCACGCTAGTTCTAAAATCTCGCATCACCCACCGCTTAGCGCTCAATGTTTGGCGACTCATCCGGCGCGTAAACTCGCAGTACTCCAGATATTCGTCAAAAGCTCGCTCGATTGGCATAATTGTATTTTTCGTCATGATTTTAACTCCACTTAAAAAACCAGTTCTATATAGAATGTTTATATTGAACTTCTAAAAGCTCAATTGTATATAGAACCCTCACATTTAATTTTCTGATAATTCTGTTATCAAAAATGGGCGGTGGCGGGCGGATTTGCATTAATTTGAATAAAAAATACGGCCAAACGGCCGCTTCCATTACACAAAACTCCCAAATACTCGCATATATCTAGGATTATTGCATAATATTTGCATACAGGCAAACGCAAACAAGCCGCTACGCGAGCGACGTTGAAATGTCAGCAGTGATTGCTACGTTATCAGGTTGTAGCTGCGCTTCATCTGCGCTAGTTCCTCTAATCCAGCGATATTTAGTGACAATGCTGTCTGCTCTTGCATTTTCTGCTTGTGGCGCTCCTCAGCTGCCTTTGCTTTCGCTTGAGCAATCAATTTGCGCAGCCAATCCACTGTTTTCGCCAGATTCGCACTCGACCAGATAAACGCGAAGTACTTGCGTGGATTACGTTTTCGTTTCGCCAATTTAATCGAATAATCAAACTCTTTAGCGTAGTTGATCTGTCGATTCCTGAACATCGGCAAATAGTTGTCGTCAGTGATTAGCTTTGTCGCCTTACCCAATCTCTGCTGCATTTTCTGAATTCGTCGCTCGTCTATGGTTATATTCCCCATTTTACCCTCAAAAACGCCATTCTGCTCTTGACAAACAAAAATAGCCTCTAAAATTGATAACAATTTTTTGAGGCTAGACACAGACAGCCCACCCTGATTTACATCTGGGCGGGCTGAAAATCCTGTACGTTCACCGTCGATTGTAGCAAATCTGCTTCATCTTGTCAACAAAAACGCCCCCATTTTCAGAGGGCGGAATAGGTACATGGATGTTCAAACCATGCGTTTGCAGTTTATCACTATTTATTAGATTCCGCAACAGCAACGTCAGCAACGACCAATCGTCGTATGTATTCGCTAACTGTCATATTCAACTCGGCGGCACGCTTGACGATCATCTCGTGATCACTCTCTGAAACTTTTATATGTATGTGCTTATTTTTCACATTCTACCTTTCTACCCGATACGATGCCTCGGGCGGGGCTGTTAATATTTAATAAATAGCATTGACGATAAAGTATTTCAAGCCATCGTAGCGAATTTCAGCTTCTTCTGTACAGTTCTGTAGCATATAGTCGATAGCTTCCCGTAAAGCTTCGCTAGAAACGAATACCTCAGCCTCTTCATCGTCATCGTCGTAAAAATGAATAGTACCGTCTTCATCAACTACCGCTTCATAATCTTCATATCTGTCTAAGTTCTTTACAGTATCGATAATCTGATCTAGCATAGCTTCTTCATCGAATTCAATAGAGATATCTTCAATGATTAAGTTTTCACTTTTGCTAAATCTTTTACGAAGTTCAGCGCGCATTATCTGCTCTAGTTCTTCTTTGTCGTTTCGCAAATCAGCGCTTGCTTCAAATTGTATTTCTTGAGTTGGTTGGTTATCTCGGTAAAACCATCCTGTAAATGTTGCCATTTTCTTATCCTTTCTTGGCGGCGGCGGTTGAGGGGCTGTTTATTTTTAGTGTTTGTGTTTTCTAGGTTTTATTTTCTAGTTTTGATTTTTTGTTTATTTACAATCTCCAATTTTACAGTGATTTTAATTCTGAAAAACTGAAAGGTTGATTTGAACATTTTTATACCTACTTTCTTTTGCCGCCGAATTGTTAATTGTTGCTTGGTTGCCCCTCAACCATGTCTTAAGTATAGCAAACGTGTTGCCGTATGTCAACACTTTTTATGAAAAAAGTCAGAGATTTTTCAATATTTTTCACCACATCTATTAGACCTGTGGAAAACTCACAATGTTACACGGTATAGTCCTACCACGACACTTGAAATCATCAGACCTATTATCTTTCAGTGCCAATAATTCAGCACAAGCTATTTCTGGTAATTTAATAATCCAGTCTGGCTGGGTCTCGTTTTACGGAAATGGAGGCAAACAACAACCTGTACAGGTTATATTTCCTAAGAAATTCAAGGAGGTTTACGCAGTTATTCCTACTTTAATCGGATATACGAGAAACACTCCAACATCTGCAGCGAGTTTTGACCAGAAAATCGGTGCTGGTACAAATATCGAGTGTGGATCATTCAATCAGACAGGCACGACCATTACAGCTTCAACTTCAGGCATTTTTGGCGGCGCTCATCACGGCATAAGTTGGATCGCAGTCGGTACTGTTTAAGACTTCTTGACGTATTGAATTGTCACGAATGAGGTCTTATAACCGGATTGATCTGCGTATGTTTGGATATTGATATTGCTATTATCGGCGTAAACTGTCACCGTATAAGCTTGCTGGTCAGCGGCGTGTGGCAGGTTAATTGTCGCGCCAATACTATATTCCTTTGCAATGCCGCGAATATTAATAACCATGTCAAGATTATTTATGCCGTGAGGTACGACTGTCTTACCAGCGGCCTTTAAGCCGCCCATTGAAAATGTCTTCTGATAGATTGTGCGGCCGTCAATCCACTTCATGCCGGTGTCGACCTCTGACGTGCTGCGGTCGCCGCGAGCTGCTGGAGACAAGTGTCGTGGTAGGACTATACTATAATATAAATATGCTCTTGGCGCTAAAACGAATCATTATTCGACTATACAAAGAATACCGCTATATTTTCCACGGCAAATAACGTCAATATCTCCTAATCTGTACATTTATAATCAGGAGGATTCATATGGAAAATACTGAGAAAGTACAGAATTATAAGGGCGGCGAGATTCGCCGAACAGTTGACGGCTATTATATTTTCGTCAAAGGCGATGCGCACAGCGGTCCGTATGTGAGTATTTCGGCAGCCAAAGGCACGGCCGACACTACCGAGGCTGAGGCTGAGACACCAGCAGTAGAGTCTGCCGATGAGGTTGTCGAGCCAGAAGTTGAAAATATCAATGATAATGCTGAGCCTGAGACGGCCGACACTACCGAGGCTGAGGCTGAAAGCGCTGACGAAAAATAACTATGGCACTAGGTTTTCCTAACAGCAACGGTGGTCGCACCACTGATAGCGCGCTATTCCACGCACTTGGCAATGCTTTTGTCGGCTCGTGGATTAGCGGCTTTAGAGTGCGTCAAGCCAGCCCTGTCGGCATGAATGTGTTGATTGGCGGAGAGAATGGCGTGCCTGATGACTTACTGGTGCGTGACGCTATGTCAGCGACATTCCCGGTGAGTAATTTAAGCACGCAGCCTGTTCAGGCGAGCGTTACCACGGCAAACAGCGCTAATCCGCGAATTGACGCGGTGGTGATCTACATCGACACAAACGTGGCCGCCTCACAGACTGTAGCCAACAACGAGAATCGCACAAAGGCCGTTGTCGTTCCAGGCACGCCAGCAACCAACCCAAGTGCACCTACGCCATCTCAGATCAAGGCGAAGATTGGTGCATCTAATCCATATGAAGTCATCGCTGAGATACGCGTAAACGCTGGCACGACGACAATTCTCGACTCTGTCATCACTGATAGGCGCAATCCAGCCACATTGGCTGACGGACGGATTAACAGGGCTGAAATGTTCAAGAACGGCGTGATTGGCTCTGACGCGCTTGGCAATGATATAGTCCTACCACGACACTTAAAATGGTCAGATTTCATTCAGGCAAAGCGAGATAGCACTAACCAACCCGTTGAGTCTGTCATTTTTCAGTACGGTCGGGCAAGAGTAATAGCCCCAACTGATACGATAGAAGCTACGACAGCCATTGCATTTCCGAAGATGTTTAAGAGCGGAACGGTGCCGACTGTTATTTGTACATACAACGGCTACGGTAACGCCAACGATCCGTGGACGGACACGCCAAATCCGTCTTGGGCTGGCGCGACGATTGGGGCGGTTAGTATCACAAACTCATCATTTGCGGCGAGATGTCGCCGCTTTGATGGTGCTATGTTGAAAGGTTCATATTACTTCAGCTGGATCGCAATTGGTGCGGCCTAACTCTAAAGAAATCCTTTCCAGTTCAAAAACCGCCTCCGAGCTTTCGAGGCGGTTTTCAGTTGTTCGGTAATTCCGAACTACTCAACAGCTTGTTGCATCTGACGCACTAACTCAACAATTATCGTCTTGGCGGCCGACAGCCCAGCAGCGATCGCAGAGAGTGTCGTCGCTAATGCCAGTGCCCATAACTCACGCCAACTTGCCGAGAACAGCAAATTTACGAGATTGACGCCCGCCAGCAAGAATGTTGCGATAAACGTCTGTACAAATGTCCACAATGCACGAACGATTACGTCTTTGTAGTTGATGTTTTTTAGTGCTTCTAGTGATTTCATGCTATAGTTCTCCTTGAAGTTTACATTTACTTTACATGTTGCTCATAGATGTCAAGTAAAACGCTTTTTAGTTTACATCTCTCCGACAGATGTCAAGCGAAACTGCTTCCAATTAGACATCTTTCGGTGTTTTGAATTTTAGCGTCCACTGTTCGCTGGACAACAGCTCCTCGCGGATCTTTCAGCGGCTCGCCCGTTTTTGGGTCGTGCCACCTGCTCAAGCCTGGGACGCTGTGTGCGTCCACTAGGCATTGCAGGCAATCGTTGTATGTCGAGCCTGCTGGCATCTCTGGCGTGGTCTCACCAATGTGCAACGTCACGCAGCCGCAAGCTTTGCATTCGCGGAAGTACAGGCTCGACTTCGTGATCGTGATTTTTGATAAATCTGGCGCCATTATGGTAACCTCAAAACGTCGCCTGGGTGGATTAGATCCGGGTTTGGCAAATTGTTGATTCGAGCCAGCGTCTGCCAATCCGTGCCGTGTGCGGCCGCGATAGTGCTGAGATTGTCGCCCCACTGAACTGTCACGGTTCGCTCGGCTGGCGCGCTTCCACCTGGCACTCGCAATACTTGGCCTGGATAAATCAGGTTTGGATTCTGAATACCGTTGATGGCTGCCAAGTAGTGATAGTCAGTGCCGTACTTCGCGGCGATTCCGCTCAGTGTGTCGCCTGATTGAACTGTGTACGTTGGCTGCGGCTCTGGTGCTGGCTGTGGGTTAGCAATCGATCCAGGGAACGGTGCTTCCGATGGAGCTCCTCCTGCATACTTATCCCACGCCTCAGCGTCGCCATAAAACTCGTTGCAGTCGAGGTTTCCGTCCCAGCCGTCAAGTCGGCCGCTCGATGTCCACTGCCACATTGCATAGCCTGACCAGTATTTGACGCTTGGCGGCGTGCCGGCTTGGCTCATGTCGTAGTTGAAGTCGATTGCCATGTCGCGGTATTTAGCCACCCATAGGCCGTAGTCGGCCGCAGCGACAATACCCCAATCGTGGCTGTTTACCACGCTCTCTGACATGTAGATGAGCGGCTTCACGCCGGTTCGCTCTTGCACTCGATCAAGCCAGCGGCGCGCCCACGCTACGTCGCCAACATTTCCGCCGTCTTCCCAGTCAAGAATAAGCATGGCATGCTTGATGTAGCCTTGGATATTATCGACGAAAAAGTCAGCTTCAGCGATTGCGTCATTGCTGCCGTTTCTCGCAAAATGGTAAACACCGAGCTTTTTGCCAGCTGCGGCTGCCTGCTGATAATGCTCGTCGCAGTTTGGGTTGACGTAGTTCGTCCCCTCCGTCGCCTTTACTATTACGAAATCTGCCGGGATTTTACCGGCGTCCAAGCCAGCCTGCCAGCTTGATATATCGATGCCTTTCATCGGTTTTGACCTCCTATTAAATTAATCATTACGGTTTATTCACGACTCTCACAATTAAATCGACCATAAAGCCAATCACGGTAATTACAGCTGTCATTACGCCAGCACCAATCTTAGCTTCACTCTTGGACAAATAACTGCCTTGCATCAGTTCCACGCGGGCTATCAGGGCTTTCAGTTCTTCGGCATCGGCTTTCGATTCAGCCAGCTGTTTGACCGACTCCGCCAACCGCGAAACATTATCGTTTATTGAACTCAGCCTTTCATTTAGCACATCGTCGCGTGCAGTCATCATGATGCCCAATTCCCGCACCGTTTTGGGTGTTTGATTCATCGATTCATTGTCTCGTTTATTATTCATTCTCACTTACCACATTACAGATTAGACATACTCAACCTTGATCTCACCGTCAGACGTAGCGAACGCGTAGATTTTGAATGTGTTGCTGCCGAAGTCGACCAAGAAATCCGATATATTTAGCCACGTCTGTACACCGCTGCTGCTTCGCCGGCGCTGGAAATAGCGAGTAACATCCTCTAGTCCTGAACCATGGCTGCTGCGCCTGCCAACCATCAGCTTAAAAACCATGCCCGACTGGTACGTGCTAGATTTCGGCGTAAATACGATTTTGAACCGCCTTAGAAACGTTGCGTCACTCTTGTCGATCGCCGCCTCTAACTTGACGCGAAATACCTGCACGCCGTCAGCACCAACACGCTGCGTGGCTTTCATTTCGGTAATTTCACGCTCGCATCGCGTAATGATTCGCGCCATCGTCTCTCCGTCTATGTCTTTAATCCTCATAACATCCTGCTTTCGATTGTCAAATCGACACTAGTATTTGCCACCACGGCACACTTCATCTGCGCCAGTACACTACTCAGTCCCTTTTGCACATACGCGTATGCAAACCATCTGCGAACATGCAGCGCGTCGCTCGATATTGGTATTATGTCAATACGCGTCGGTGCCGCACTGTTTATCAACATCTTGTCAATAATTAAATCAGCCAACAAGAACGTCTTGTCCTTTCTTGCCGTCGCCGTAATGATAAATGGCACGCCAGAGGCTTGCTGCTGCCCGCCAACCACGTTAGCAACTTGATTGAAATCCCATTCGCCGCTACTGACACTCTCGTAGAACACCAGCCCGCTCGATGCCATCACCTGGCTAGTTTTTAGGTCGCGGATATTGCGATCGAGCGACATTAAAATGTCTGCCAGTTGGTTTTCAGGCAACATACTCAGCCGATTCATAGCAGGCTCGCTTTCATACTGAATGACCCCTTGTCGGTCCCCAGAAAAACGCACTTAGCATACACATACTTCGTCTGACCTTGCGGCGGATTGTCGATAGTGGCGCTAGCGCTAAACGCCAGTTGATATGGCACCTCTAACTTATTGATATCCGGTGCGCTCTGATCGATAATACTACCACCAATTATTTGTGCACCCGCCAGCGTATCGGGATTGTCACCGACGTAAAACTGCGGCAAAAACAGCACGTACGGCCACTGTTGTTTGCGTGCGGTGAAAGTTGTTTCAATTTTGACTATTCTGCCACCAAGAAAAGAGGGGTCATATGTGACAGGTATCATCGCGTCGTATTCCTGTGCACTTTTCGTTTCGTAATAAATAATGCCGGAGTTGTTGCTGGTTCTCTGTGTGGCTTTCATTTGCTCAGTGGCACGTAGCAACGCCCGTAACCTACTGATGGCGCGACGCTCCTCCACTAGATTCAATCGCTCGCTCATAGGTCGTAATTATCCAGCGTTAAGGTTATTTCCTCGCTCATGTTCTCGTCAACTTTTACTGATAGCTGCTCGATTCGGTAATAGCCGCTCAGTGGGCAAGATGAATACTTATTTTGCTCAACTACGATACGATCGCCTACTCCGATATTATTCAGGTCAAATTGCGTACCACGCACTGTGACGCGCGGCAAGTCGACCAGTCGGCTCATCACCGCCACATCAGCCTCGCAGTGACCCGCCAGTGTCGATAGGTTCTTAATACTGTTGTACAGCTGTACTTTTTCACGCAAGATAAACTCCTGCTGGCTCAGCACGTCCTCAGCACTGTAGCGGATTGTCTCCTCGCCCATGCCAGAGGCCTTTCCTATGATGTTGTTATACAGGTTTGCCCCAGACTGCGGCAGCTCCATACGAATTGCACCAATGCCCAAGCCATCATCAGGATAATGTACTACTACGTCTGGCCGTTCGTTGCCGAGTGTTTGGAACGTCTCAAACTTGCGATCGTAAGTGAATCGAAAATCGAATTTGCCATCTTGCAAATTGGTTAGCGACACGAGGGCATCTTTAGCATTGATATCTTCCCAGTCGTCCATTCTGTCACGTCGTACACCGGTGCGGTACTGCCTACCGCCCCTGGTGATACCAACATCTCCGTTAGGTCGATTCTGCACTTCCTGGATGATACCCCAGGCAACGTCGGTAGCTTCAATCCCTTTCCAACGACCATTCAGATATCGTGCGTCAATCAGATTCAAATAACCGTCACACTGCACTAGTACTCGTGCGTTGTCGGCGTTAAGGTTGCGGTTCGCCTCTACTACCACTGCGCCGAACAAATACTCGCCGTTGCGCTTGACCCTGATGTCGCTCACCCATGGCTTTAAGATAGTGTTTGGATTCTCGCCGATCCGCCGACACTTCTCTTCCCAGTCTGGCATTGACATGTTAAAATCTAGCGACTCAACGCCGTTGCGAGTCATGCTCCAGTCGATATCTTGGCAAAGCCTTGTGATATCTGCCACTTTAGTTTTGCCGCGATGCCATAGCTCGATGGTGTAGCGCGGTGGTACGTATTCATCCATTACGCCACTCCCGTGTAGCCGTTATACCACTCAACGATAGCTGTGCCAGTATCAGTGCTATTAGACGTGTTGAAAATCAACTCATTTAGCCCTGGCACCAAACGCCAGTATTGACTGCTGGTGAGGTTATTATCGATACCCACACCATTCAGAGTCACCTCTCGGTTGTATGTGTCAAATACGATTGTATCGCTGTCTGTTGTGCTGATATTCAGTGCCAAAATCTCGCCAGTTGTCTGGTTGGACACAGTCGGGTTGGTGACCTTGCCAGCAATTGTTATTGTCGGCCAAACATACGTGTTGCCATCATTTGTGGCGTGATTCAGTCCCCCGCCAGATATCCAGTGCAAGCCGTCACGCTCCCAAAGTAGCCCTGTAGGGCTCCACAATAAACCACCGTCACGTGGACGCTCTAGCATGATTCGCTGTGCTGCGCCGTCGGTGTAGTCATACATCCGCGGATCGCCCGCTACTAGCTCGATGTCGTAGTCGGCAATGAGCGGCCACTCAATTTTTGGATCAAGAGGCTGTGTCAGTTTGGTAATAGTCTGATAGACGCGTCCAGTTGGCGTGAACAGCTGCACTCGCAACTTGTCGCGGATTTTAATGGTTCTAGCAATTTTTGCCATCTCGGCGTGCATCTCAGCAAGTTTTCCGTCATGCTCCACTGCCACGAAAAAGCTCAATGGTATTTGTCGCACACCATAAAACTGCTCATCTACGCTACCGCCGTCAGCACCAGAGAACACATACTGGCTATTGCGAACATCAGGATCGCCAAAGCCTTTCAGCGGCGGCGTTAGATGGGATAACCCATGTTTGCTACCAGCCAAGAACACGCTCTCATTAGTGCGCATATTAGTGATCTGTACGTCATATGTTCTCATATCTAACCCCTCCTCATTTGCTGCAC